GATGCTGAGACAGGATTCTCCGGCAAAACCGGCTTGTCTGGTGCTGTTGCAGATAACGTTGACATGTACGGCGAGATTAGCTTTGCCAAGTACGAAGACGTAGACGCAGGCTATGGCCTGAAAGTTGGAGCTAAGTACAGCTTCTGAGCTACCCTACAGTAGGGAGACACATTGCCCCTTTCCTGACCTCACACCAGGGAAGGGGTTTTTCTTTGCACATCTAATCATGCAAAAGGTTTTTAACGCTTTATCTGTGGCGTCGTTCACGATGTCAGTTGGCGTGTTGATCGGATCAACGATGCTTTACACGCGCATCCCATCAATCACAAAGCACTACATGAGTGAGCTACAGACTGAACTGACCAAGGTTATGACTGACATGGTGCCAGCCAAGATTGATGACGTGATGCCTGAGTTGCCCACAAGCACTGGGTTGCCAGTGGAGCTTCCTAAGTCACCGTTCTGACTGTATGCCTGACATTCCGGATATACAGATCCGAAGCATTGAACCGCGAATAATCCCCGAACCATACGTTTACGCTCCACCGATAACAGCAGAGTTACCACCTGCTCCGATTTATCAGGTGCCTGGTTGTGCCAACGTCCATAGAGATGCACAACTCAACCCATCCTTGCTTCGTGATGATCCGAATGGTGCTGGAACGGCTTGCCCTGAAGGCGAAATGCCAAGCTATAACCCGATGGATTGGAATCCACGGGATCTAAGAATCATCGAAGCAGCTCCTGTTCAAAACCAAGAGCAAGAACCCCCACCAGCAGAAACGAAGCCACAAAAGCCAAACCCACCGCCAGAGGATAAAAAGACAGAAATCGAATGCCCTGCTGCAGACGCTGCAGAGATTGGCACACTGTCACCTGATGGCCGCAAGATTCTTGAGTCCTACGAGTTAGTGGATGGCGTTTGCAAAGAGGTCTATCGAAACGTGCCAGTAACGGAGCAGTTGATCAAAGCTGTTCCATCACCTTATGAAGCAGCGCAAACTGCAAGCATCGCCGTACTTGCTACTACTGCCGCATTAAGCACTCCATTTCTGTTGCGTATCGTCAAGCCGCTGGTTAAAAAGGTAATTACGAAACTAAAAGAGGTCGTAACCCGTAAAAAGGAAAATCGCCCTTCTACTTTTGAGCGTCAGAAGAATCAGCGGAAGGCGCGGAAATAGCGTGAATATGTGGGATCACCTTTTTGGGTGGAACGTAAACCACAATGTCCTCGCAAACCTGAGCGTATCGACTGCCTGGTCTGAATTGGATTCTTGATTCAGCTAGCTGCCCGCACTGCTTGGCGCGGAACAATTCGTACTCCAGCCGTTTTGTTGCCAGCAACTGTTGTTGCAGCTCAATGTTTGTTTCTACGGCACGTTTACATCTAGCAGTCAGGCCACCATCCAATGGCATCGAAAACGTTGCTGTTATGCCGTAGTTGACTGATCTACGATCTTTCTCGAATCGTGGCATCTCTGAGTAGTAGAGCACCTTGCCTGGGGAATCTGGCTCACCGTTATCGTCTGCATCAGCACTTGAGTAGACAGGTGTTCTGGTTACTGATTGATGGGGCAGATCAAAGTTTCGGCTAGATGTGACAAACGGGCTTAGCGATAACGTAGGACCAGGGCACTGAATACCTTGACTCATCCGATAAATAGGATGTGGTCCAGTCATCATTTGATAGGCGTTATTAACCACTGACCCGCTTGATGTACTCGATGGATTTGCCACTGTTGTGTTGGCTTGAACCGGTCCACCAAGTGCAGTAATTACTGCGAGAACACCGACTGCGACTCGGTGACGCTTTCGGTTTGGATGGTGCGTTGGATAGTAGTTGTTGCATCTAAACCTGGGGCCATAAATGATTCTGTCAGGCTCCAGCTTGCGCCAGGATTGATTACTTGCCATTGGGGCTTAGTTTCAAGGTTTGGGCTTGTCCATGAGAAGTTGACTCCACCAACTGTCTGATTATTTGTGACGGTAGCGTCAGGCGAAATAGGAACATCTCCAACAGTTTCGACATTATGACCTGCCGCTGAGTAGCTGTAACCCGTCCGAAAATTATGGGACGTGATTGTTTCGTTAATGATCGTTGTGGATTCTGATCTTGAATTAAGTTGACCTTGAGTGAACTGCGGCACGATTGGAGCTGCCAAAGTAGAGCTAGGCAACAACAAAACCAGCGCCCAAGCTTTAATCAATTTCAAGTGACATCTTGTTGGACAGGATTGCACTTGTACCCGCTCCGCCTGCCGTCACACTCATAATGCCGCTTGAAAGGGCCGTTGCGGCTAAGGTCGATTTAATGCCTCCAGAACCAGTAACGACTTCGCCGTATGTCGGAAGGTCGTCAACGGTGCCAGTGGTGGCAGTCACCTCAGTAGCTGCACTTATCGTGTCGCCAATCACTGCTGACTCACTAAATGAGAAAGCCGAACCGGCGGTAGTCACTGCGTAATTCGTGTCAACCATGGCTGGAACGCCACTAGTCAGGCTGCCAAGATTCAAACCGCCAATGGCCCCACTGGTTGTGGTGCTCCCACTGGTGACGCTTGGTGTCACATTTGAGCCTGATGCGCTGTAGGTAGAACCGATCCGTTTTGCTGAGCTGTAAGCCTGATCAATGCTGATCTGGGCTGATTGCGTCAAGACATGATTAATGTCGGCCAACGCAGGGCTTGAGGCAAATAATGTTAGACAGGATGCAAAGAGAAAACGTCTCATTTGGGTTTAGACGTAGTTGTTTCTGGCTTGATTGTAGGGTCTTCTTTCTTCTTGCCATTCGCTCGACCGACATTCACCCCGAAGGACGCCATGGTGCCTGTCAGTAGTGATGCCGGGAAAGTGGGATCCATGGCTTTTACATAGCCAAGGTAATTCAGGCTTAACATCGCAATCGACCAGCTCAATACAGCTAGCTTGACAAAATCAGCCAGCGGCGTTGATTCCGGATCAGTGTCATGCTTAGGATTAGTATCAGGCATCTCTGTGGATGAATTGGGGACTTAAGAATGGTAGAGATTTGGGCTGCTGTAGCCGGTGCCAGCGTTGGAGCGGCTGCCCTGTGCGTTAAAAGCGCTGGGCGTGAGAACCAACAAGGGCGCGATACCTTAGTGCGTTTGACTTCAGCTGTCGATAATCTAGCGTCACGGATGGATGTGCTACACGCTGATTTGAGGGTACGAGACCAAGAGCTTTTCGCACGCATATCTGATCTAGAGCAGAACGTCGCACGGCTTGAAGGACATGCGAATAGGAATTAGACTTTTTGCACACACAGTGATCTCATGGTTTTACTGCTAAAGCCAATACTGTTTGGATTTATCAAATCAAAAGCCGTTAAGCAGTTGTTGCTTGACTGTTTGGTCAAGATCAGCGAACAGACCGACAATGAATTGGACGATGTGGCCTGTACATATTTGAAGAACCTGCTATTCCCGGCTGAGAAATAGTTTTATGCCATCTGTACTAGCCATTGTGATCAGCATCCTAATCGTCGTGCTTGGTAGCGGCGCAATGTTTATGAGCGGTTTTGCAGCTAGGCATACACCATGTTCTCCGGCATTGTCCAAGTAGTCTTGCTGTCAAGTTTTATGTCGCTGAGCCTATTGCCGTTCTTCAAGTGGTTTCGCGGGACTCCGCATCAGATGGCAGCAATTAAAGAGCTAGAGGATTCACTCCTGGATCGAAGCTTGCTCAACGAAGAAGCAGAATGGTTCCAGACCTGGAAAACGACTGGTCGCAGCGAACAGGTTTATGGAGTACCTTATTACAGCCAGCTAGACAGCCCCACTGGTTACGGTTATCGGGAGTGCTTTGACTCAGCGGCTGCAATGATTGCTGCATTTCACCGAGTGGTTGACAATCAAGACGAATATCGACATGTGCGCCGAAAGTACGGCGACACGACAGAGGTTCACTCTCAAGTCTCTGCGCTAAGGGCTCTTGGCCTGGAGGCTGAATTTAGCCAGAATGTAAGGGTGGAGGACATAGAGATTGAGATCGACGCTGGCCGTCCTCTTTTGGTCGGCTGGTTACATAAAGGCGATTTTACTCAAGGCAAGCCAGCCGTTTGCGATAGCGAAGGATGCGGTCACTGGAGCCTAATCGTTGGATACAACAAGGATGAATTCGTTGCTATGGATCCAATGGGACGGCCCAATATGGAGACCGGTGGCCACAATACCAAGAGATCAGGGGAGCTGATCAGGATGTCAAGGCCTGCTTTCTACCAACGCTTTCTGATTGAGGGTGAGGCGAGCGGCTGGGCGATATTCGTTGATCGATGAACTGGGGATATATCAGCGCGTTTTTTTACACAGTGGTCGTCTCATGTATGCACCCCCTGAATTGGGAAACTTGTCTCCCGATACAGGACTGGCTATTTCCTGCTGCGCATGATTACATTCGGTTTAGAACAGAGGAACCTTATGCCTCCGAAAAACGAGTCTTACGATCCGTTCGAATGGATGGTGGTTGAACAGAGCCTTGAAGAAGAACTGATACTTGAATGCAGCATCAGGGAGATTGAAGACTGCGAGAGCCTCGAAATGTTATCCAGGCTTTGCGTTGCCATGGCCCGGCAAAATTTCCATCAGGGCAAACTCCTACGACAGGCAGTGAATCGCATTGCAGAAATAGACTCGGCAACAGCGATGGTCGGCTAGAGATTCCGCGATGCAAGTTGATATCTAAGTTTGTTATTAATCCGCAGAACGCGTTGTCTAATGGCTTCTCTGGAGACAGACCTGTGGTCCGCTATGTCGCCCAAGGTCACGCTGGGCCTGCCGTCGAGGCCGTAATAATTTTGGATCATTCTGCGTTCATCTTCAGGTAATGCCGTAACTGCTTTGCGGACCCGTCGCACTGACTCGACTTTATCCACGGCAGCTAAAGGCGTTTCTGCCGTCTCATCATGTACCAAGTCAATGATCTCGTGATCAGTCTCATGGCTCTGGAAATTGAGGCTGGTTACAGCGGTTGACATCTTGATCAAGCGTTCTAGCTGCTCTTTGGGGATGTCCATGTAAGCTGCCGACTCATCAAACGTCGGGTATTGGCCGTGTGAATGAAAGTATGCGCGTGCATGTTTACGCATCTTCGAGATGATGTCTGCAGTGTTGATAGGTAATTTGATCATCCTGTCCTGCTGCGAGATCGCTCTGGTGATACCTTGTCTGATCCACCAGTATGCATAGGTGCTGAATTTATATCCACGTTCTGGGTCGAATTTGTCGGCGGCATTCATTAAACCAATGGCGCCTTCCTGGATGATGTCTGCGTAGCTCATCGACCTAGGCACTGTCTGGTATCTTCTGGCGACATGAGCGACCAACCTTAGGTTGGCTGTCACCATGCGTTCTCTAGCTTTCTCGCCACGCCTACAGATCCGACGTTCGCGTGGCGTCAGACTGCGATCCGATTCTTGTGCAATCAGCTCGTTGCGTTGCTGGATCCTGCGGCCAAGCTCAATCTCCTCTGTCGGAGTGAGGAGCGGCTCACGGGAGATATAGCTCAGATGGTCTGTTGGGAGGTTTGGCATGCGTAGATGGCTTTCAATAGAAGTAGATAGAGGATTGCATCATCAATGCGACCAGATATAGGCTCTGAAGCGGCTCTCTCTGGCTCTCGGATGTGGTTTTGGATAGCGTCCATATGCTTGGCTAGATAGACAAAACAAACGGCATCCGGCGCCAACCCCAGGGTCTCTGAGAGTCTCTCGAAGTTAGCCAGTTGGTTATCGCTGTTGGCATACTCATGCCCTTTGCTCTTAGTGAGCTGCACCAGGGTGTCCCAGGTGTTATCGAGAATGTCGAGGAATTCTTGGGTATTCATTTGACGATCCGTGACCATGGTGCATCTGGTGGGTTTGGATTGTTGGGGCGCCAGGTATAGATGCATTCCTCATTTAGCCATTTGTAGAAACCAGGGCTGAAACCACCATTGGGTTTGTGCTTTGGCCAGGTGTCGCCAAAATACTCTGTGCTCTCTTTATAGTGGACTCCAGTCAGGCATCTGGCTATCGACATCGCCGAGTAGCCTTTGGCCTTCATCACTGTTGCTTCCTTGATCTGCTCTTCGGTCATGATTGATCGTAGGTGTTGTTGAATAAATCGTGCAGAGTCTGTTGTTCGTCATTAGATAGGACAGACGCATTGAGCCTGCCCCACATCTGGCGGGCTAGCAATTCCCTGACATCAGCAGCATGTTGTCCCATGCCATTGACCTTCAAGTAGAGGATCGATTCTGCAGTATCGCAGAACTTGCAAAGTGCAGCTGCCGCCTTCGACATTTTATGCACCTCTGTCAATGGCGGATAGATGTCGTGCTCAAGCTGGTCCAGCCAGGCTTTAACCTCTGGCGTTTTATGCGGCGTAGGCATGTCACCCGTGCGTATCTCTGGCAGATCATGAGTCACAGCCCATCTCTCAGCGATAAACTGTTCTGCCATCGGCAGATCGATTGCAATGCCCCACTCATGCACCAGTACCCAGACACGGTACATGTGTTCAGCGATGCTCTGCGGTTTGGCAGTCAGCACAATGCCCCATCTTGAGATGTGGCTGGCGCGGAGCAGCGTAGCCGCTCCTATTAATGGTCCTTGATGCTCAGACATGCGACATGGCTCCATTGTCCTGCTTTTTCCAACGCCTAGAGCGGTTGATTGTCATTTTGCCGATGACGGCTTGAGCTACATCTACCTTCTGCAGATAGAAAAGGTCAAGCACCAGAATGGCTACATCGGCCAGCTCCATTGGGTCAAACATCCGTTCGGATGCGATCAGCTCACCAATCTCTTCCAGTAGTTTGGCGATAGTAGACATGCTGTTCCGGTCTGGATTGACATTATTGGCCCATGAGGCAATGTCACGTTGCAGCTCCTCGATATCGCTCATAGATCTTTGCGATTCGATCAACTTCGAGAGACGGTGCGCCGACGCGGTAGACATCCTCGATGTCTGGTCCGAATCCGAGGTATTTGACCTGTGTGCATTCATTAAGCTGTTCCCAGATGTTGGTAAGGTGAGAGAATTTGATCGGATACTGTGCGAAATTGAGGAATCCCACACCGATGCGATTCTGCGTGCATGCCTCGATGGCCTGCTGCTGGCTCCAGGTAAACAGGCGCCGTGGCAGTTTGGTAACAGTTGTTAACTCTTGTTGCTGCCCAATCGATTCAAACGTGATCTCGGCTGAATCGCTATAACTCGGGCCACTCCATTCGCCAGATTCTGGTCGATTAGCGACGCGAATCGGATAAGTGCGGAAGGTGCCATGCACGATCGGCAGAACGCGCCCCATTGGAACGCCAGTGTCTGCCATGATTGATGCGGCTGTGACATCACGGCAGGTAGTGTATGGGTACTGGCCGTGGTACATCGACAGGCTGTACCCCTGGCAGCTCTCGATCAGCAGAACCTGACTTTCGCCATAGATCTGCTGCATGCTGGCCGTATCGATCAGGTGGACTAGGCGCAGCACTGGGTGGTCCGCATTGCTAATCACGTTGTTCTGTGCTGGCGACCGCAGAATCCGCTCTCGTTGAGCTGCACCCACTCCTTGCCTTGTAGATCCAGGAGCGGTGCCTCCTTGAGCTTCTGCCTGTCTGTGCCGGTCATAGACACAGGCTGCATGCTTGTGAATAAAGATTTTGACATCCTTAAACCTGGGCAAGCATTCAAATATGCTGCACAGTTCAGCATGGAGGCGGTCCAGATCAATTAGGCTGCCAGGACCTAATACAATCTTCTGCAGCATTGGTGATGTAATGCCACTGGGCAGCATCTTATGGATGAAGCTATGGCCACACCACAGGAGTGTATGGCCAGCATTGGGCGAGGGCGAGTAGGCGATTGTATCGCATTGGATCTGCCTGGCTAAGTACCCCGCATAGAGACCTTTGCCAGTAGAGCCAAACTGGGCATCGATGATCAGGTGTTGTTTATGCATGAATTTCGAGACGATCCAGGATTTCAATCAACTTAGAACGCACACGCCGTCGGCATCCATCCGTGGCTTCACCTGCAATGATGTAGGCAAACTGTGCAGCCCTCTTGGCTTGGTCTTCGTCAAAGTCAAAGCTATCCATAGCTCGTTTTTTGAGTACGACTTGCGCGTTGCGCCCTCCGTAGTCACGGCGTATTTGTTTAGTGACTTCGGTGACGAGTTTGAGTGCTGGCCATTGACGCAGCTTATCAGCGGTAGCGGCTTGGGAAGATGGCTGTTGCATCAGAACAGATCGGCGGCTGTATCTGAAGTCGCAGCTACAGGCTGAGCCTCGATTCCATAGTCATCAATCTGCACAGACAAGCTAATATAAGCTTTACCGCTAGCGGCAGTCTTTTTCCAACCGGCGATTCGGACCTTGACGCGGCCCTCTTGGTCAGCGTTGAACTGACCTTTTGTCACTTGATCCAGCATGCTCAGCAGGTCTTCTTTTGTGACTTGGCCAGGACCAGTGAAGTCTGGCTGATTGTCGCGCTCTTTACGGTCGTTTTTGAACATCGAGCAATTGATAGCAGGCATCAGAATTCAGGAGAAAGTGTGGATTCGTAGGCTACGATGGCCGCGATCGGATAAAAGATGCGGCTAGCGTGACCGGCTTTGATGTGCCTAGGGCCACGATTCACGCGACGCCATCGAGCAAGCGTCACGAGAGAGACAGGGAAAGGCGTATCTTGCCACCTGTCCACTAGTTGAGCAGGCGTGAGGTGCTGCTCTGGGTCGAAATCAAAGGAAGTCGTCATCAGGTGCCGAAATAGTACGTTTTGCTATTTTGCGATCACTGTGATCGGCATCGTCATCTTGCTCCATTCCTGCAGCAAGATTTAACAATGCGAGTATAGCATAACGGCGCTGATATGTCACTGCACCACCCCATGCATGTAACATGTTGCCTTTCCGATGCTCGCCAATGATTAATGGCGTCACAGATTCCATAGTCTCGCCAGAGACATGTGCCAGAGTGGTGATGAGCTGGTGCTCGTCTCTAAATGTCTGCGAGATGATCAGGCCTTGCTCAAATAGCGCGGGCGTTACGGCTGCAAGGACTGTCTGCAAGTCTGCATAGGCGCCATACTGCGCTTGTGATAGCTCACGGATCGGACCAACAGATTTGTGGAATTCGATCAGTGCTGCAATTAATTTGCTCATTGTGCCCAGGTTGGAAGGTCAAGTTCGGTGATTGCGTCTGCATAAGCTGGCCATGGTTTGTCTGGGCCAAATTCCAGAAAGTGCTTAGCCAAATCGGCTAGCAGCTCTTGAGCTTTTTGTGAACCGGCTTTGATCATTGCATCACTAGCTCGAAACACGGACACGGCATAAGGCGCCTCTTTCTCGACGCAAACGAAAATGAAGCCTTTAGGCCTATG